CTTTAGAAACTTTCTATACTTAGTCTGGAAACACCTTAATCTCCCTGATCCAACTCCGCTTCAATACGATATAGCGGAGTACCTGCAACACGGACCTAAGCGGTCTGTTATTATGGCGTTCCGGGGAGTAGGTAAGAGTTGGATAACATCAGCCTTTGTAGTACATCAGTTACTGCTGGACCCAGCTAAGAATATACTTGTTGTATCAGCTAGTAAGAATAGATCGGATGACTTCTCTACATTTACCTTGCGAATCATTCAGGAGATTCCCATTTTACAAGGATTAAAGCCATCAGAGAATCAACGATTCAGTAAGATAGCATTTGATGTTGGTCCGGCTCCTGCGTCTCACGCTCCCTCTGTTAAGTCCCTTGGTATATCGTCACAGCTCACTGGTTCTCGTGCAGACATCATCGTAGCAGACGACGTAGAGGTAGCTAATAACAGTGCTACTCAAGGAATGAGGGATAAGCTGGATGAACAAGTAAAAGAGTTCGACGCTATCATTAAACCACTCGACACCTCCCGTATCATCTTTCTTGGTACTCCACAATGTGAGGACTCTATATATAACAAACTGCGAGAGAGGGGCTACAAGAGCCGTATATGGCCTTCAGAGTATCCAGATGAGGTAGAAGCTACTAACAACTACGGAGGCGATCTGGCACCCCTTATAGAGGATAACATAACTCCTGACACAGTAGGCACCTCTACAGAACCCCTACGGTTCACTGATCTGGACCTAGAGGAACGTAAGATGAGCTACGGTCGTACCGGGTACGCCTTACAGTTCATGTTGAATCCTAAGCTATCTGATGCTGATAGATACCCATTAAAGATTAACGATCTGATAATATCTGATGTGGATGTAGACCTAGCTCCTGAAAAGATTGTGTGGTCAAGTGACCCGGATAATACGGATCGTGAGCTACCAAATGTCGGATTGGCGGGGGATCGATTTAGACGTCCCTCTTCTACTGTTGGGGATATGATACCGTACACAGGCTCTGTGTTATCTATTGACCCATCAGGACGGGGTAAGGACGAAACTGGGTACGCTGTAGTAAAGATGCTTAACGGACAGTTGTACGTACCAGATGCGGGCGGTATAAAAGGTGGGTACGACGAGAAGACCCTTAAACAACTGGTAGCTATAGCAAAAGATAACAAAGTTAATATCGTTGTTATAGAGTCTAACTTTGGAGACGGTATGTTTATGGAGCTGATTAAACCTCTGTTTCGTACCACTTACCCAGTAACTATAGAAGAAGTACGTCATAACAAACAAAAGGAACTTCGTATCGTCGATGTAATGGAACCTGTACTTAACGCTCATCGTCTAGTCATCGACCCTTCTGTTATAACAAATGATTACAGATCAGCTTTAACTTATCCTATAGAACAACAAACCAGATATATGTTAATGTATCAGCTATCACGGATAACAAGAGATAAAGGATCACTGGGACACGATGACCGTCTTGACGCTTTATCAATCGCTGTTGGTTATTGGACGCAGCAGATGGCTGCTAACGCTGACCAATCGATGGTTGATAGACAACAAGAACTACTTCATAAAGAACTACAAGACTTCACTGATAGCTTCTATAAGCGTAATAACAAAGCTGTAGCTGTCACTTGGATGTAGTCGCTATCGCTCCTACTTATAATAACAAAACTTCTATAGTATCTGTTATATAAGGTGATGACGTAGTTAGTTTAAATACATAAGTATCTATACCTTGTAATCCTAAAGTTAAAGTTTAGATTTACTAGGTCTACGTCTGTAGACACACCTATCCTTAAAAACTTATTTAAAGATCACGTTATCAATCTGTTAGTTTTAGAGATGTTAGCGAAAGAACGGATGTATGAGCTAACTAAACAACTGGTATATTGATCCTTGATGTAGCTGTAGCGTTTGTAAGGTTTACCTTTGTTAAAAGGAACTACTACAACAAGCGTCAGCTAATGTAACCTCTGTTGTTGTTGTTGCTTATTGCTTATTAAGAATACCTATCGGTATGGTCGTCTTAAACGTAAGTTATAACGACTATCTAAATCTCATTATTATACAATCTAACAGCCGAAGGGAACGTGTAAAGCATAAAAGTTAAAGATGTAGTATCTAAGCGGGGTACAGCTTGGTCGTCGAATTGTCTGTTAAAACGTCTCGGAAAGAGGTACTATAGCTTTTGTTATAATAACGAAGTGATGAACATCAACGATCAAACAGATACGTTCCAGTACGAACTAGCCAAGCTAGTGTATAGGTTCAAGAGCGAATACGACCTTAACGATTACACTATAGCTGGATGTCTGGACTTCTGTAAACTGTCTGTACTAACTGAGACAGATGATGTTATATTTAACCCAGATTTAGCCGATGAAGAAGAAGACAACACCGAAGACGACGAAGCATTCCCCCACTTCTAAAGATGCACCTGCTTCGACAGCTGCTATTGACCTTCCTGTTATAAAGATCGTGTCTGAGGAGGAAGAGCTGTTCGTTAAAATGGGACTGGAGATGGAAGATAAAACCCACGATATGCTTGTTAAATGGGGCAAAGAGGTGGCATCCGATGAAGATTACATCAATATCGCTATTACAGACGGTTTAAAGCATTTTATATCAAGCGATAAGTAGCACTTTGCTACAGCTGTTCAAAAGGTTTCGATAGAAAAATGCGAGAGGCTTACGCTATATACGCGCGCGTTAATTTTCCCCGTGTGTACCCGCAAGATTCTTATAGGGGAGGGGATGTTATTTCGTATTATATATATTATGTCTAATTAGTTTTGTTGACAGTCAACGACTTATGGAAACTTAAGAGCTTTCAATGAGTTTTACACGAGTAAAGCACATCAGTAAAGCTTGCCGGTTGCCAGTTGTTTGATCAATCAAAAGCCGGTTCTTAATTGATAATCGATTCTCATTAGTCGTTTGTATCTTTTTCTTTTTTCGCGTTCGATTCTCAACTTTGTCTCAATTATGAGATTCAGTCTCAACAAGCACGCCCCTTTTAAGTAAAAACTAAAATATTCTCATAAGTGCCACATTATTAACGATTTACAAGCGAGATTGATTCTTTGGTGTAATTCATTAAAACTTTTTTCATTTTTTATTTCGATGATTTACAACGATTTACAACAACTGAAAAAATAAAGTTTGTAATAGTTTTTTATTCTGTCATAGCTTTTCGACATCGACAGCAATTCCGCTTTCGATCAAACCAAAAATATCATGTACATACTAAAATCCTTTAGTCCTTCAGATAAAAACCAAAAACTCTACACCTTCGAAGGCGACCTTTACAGAATAGACCAAATGCCTTTTGGCAATCTGCCTGTCAGACGAGATGTATCAAAACATTACAGAGAGATTGACAGCATCAATAAATTAAAAGCTTGTTTGCGTGCGGGACAATACACTTCAGTTGGAATGTATACTTTATACTTCATTACAGAGGACGGTTCTGCTTTATCCTTTGATGCTGTATTCGACAACTTAGAAGAAATCTTTTACTCCATGCGACATGACATGAAGGACGGATGGGGTATTGTTGGAATGGCAAGCGTAGAAGAAACGGATGAAGAAATCTTATGTGATTACACTGGCAATCTTATTTCCTAACAAATCAAAAATACCTAATAGAATGAAAAACGACACTACTTACAACGGTTGGACAAACTATGCCACATGGCGTGTAAACTTAGAGCTATTTGATGGCGACAATGAAAAGTGGTCTTATGGCTCATCTGATGGTATGCGTGAATTTGCAGAGCTATTGATTGAGGAAAGTACAGATGAAGGTATCGGCAGAGACTATGCAATGGCTTTCCTTGATGAAGTGAACTGGCAAGAAATTGCAGAACATTACGAAGAAGAAGAACTTGCAACCGCTTAAGACCATGAAAATCATCAATCGCATACCAACCGCATCCGATCAAATAGACAAAGAGGTAGACAAGCTATTCAATACCAAGCTAAATAAGTTCCTTAGCCTATCGTTTGTTTGCATTTGTGCATCTGGGTGGCTTCTTATCTTGTTAGCTATCTTTTCTTAATCCTTAAATCTATACCATAAAATGAAAAATACAGATCAAAAAATCAAATCAATACAAACATCTATCTTTTCAATTCTTGAAGATTATCTACCTAGTTATGATGAAGCAGGGGAAAGCGAATCTATACAAATGACTTTTAGCACTTGTGATAATCTTGAAGAGTTAAACTTTCAATCAGGGGACAACTCTTTTAGTGGAGATTGTTACTTTCACAAACATTGGGCTGTGACGGAATTAAGTGCGGATGATGACCTTGAAGAGTTATCTATTGATCTTGCCGAACAACTTGCCGATTGCGTGTTTGAACAAGCTTAACCTTACTTACCTATCTATACAATGAACCATCCAAACTTCACAGAATCCGTAGAAATTACTAGAGACGCTTTTTATTTATTACGAGGTAATGATGAAAAAAGCTGGAGAGACTATGGGAACAATGAACATGCAGAATGGTCTGTGTACATCAATGAAGGAGTCAGACTATTAGCCTTATGCAACTTTTTATCTGGTGTAACTCAATACTATGTTCAAGACATTAACGCATAACCTTACCTGACCTAATTATGACAAAGACCGAATTCATACTTATTTGCAACGAATACTTAATCGAACCAAGCTTAGCACTTGAAAACGAAAATATCTTGCAAGCTTTAAGAGACCGCAAACCTATCGAAACAATTAAAACAATACTAGAAACCGAATTTTAAACCTTACCTGACCTTACAAAATGAATAACTTATCCGACATTAGAAACCTTGAGCAAATCATCCAAGATACAAAGGAAGCCATAATTTACTGGCAAGACGATCCGAAATATGTGGACTGGCTTAGAAATGAATTGAGCAAGTGCTATGCAAAGCTGAATAAACTGGAGCAATCAATATGTCAGTGACAATATACTTAACCGACCACAACGGACGAAAGGTTGCGTTCTTTTATCGAATAGATAGCGAGCGATACCTTACCTGTCCACAGCTTATATGGGCTTGTCGTAACCATCCAGAGTATCAAGGCACAGCGGAATCAAAGGAGCATTTCATAGAACAAGCAAAAGATGTCATGAAACAGCTCAATAAAATTTCACAAAATAACCGTTCAACTTGTGAAAAAATTCCGTGTGATACTTGTGGGTTGACATCTCCAAAAATGGAGGCACAACTTACCTGTCCAGATTGCTTAATAAATGACCAGTAACAACGAACCGACCTTTTTAGATATGAACGACCTTGATAACGACCACATCCGTGCTTTGATCCATCATTACCTGTCCGTGAAGCAAAAGCTACCAGATAATTTAACTGTCCGTGACAGACTGGAGGAGCTACAAGCGGAGCTGATTAACCGATCCTCAACGATTGAAGGCGTTATCCGACAAAACACGGAGAATCCACTATGACTTTAACTGAAGGAGAACTAATAATGACCATGCTTGGCTTTTTCTGTTTTGTGACTGTGGGACTGATCTTTTTAGCTTGGATTTACAACGATGAAAACTGAAGTTTTACTACAACCTGCCGACATGATTGAAGAATTAATGTACCACATCTTATGGAATGAGTTTGACGGGGAGCTTGATCCCGACCACAAATACTTTACCTTATATGTTGAGCTTCAGAAGTTGCTTGACGAAGAAAACAAAAACCTAACCGAATAATGAGAAAAGAACTATACAAACTATTAAACCATTATTGTGGCAAAGCTAACACTGTTGTAACTTTACAACGAGTTATTGAAACCTGTCGTAGTGAGCTGTTGCAAATTGCGATAAGCGAAGAGCTAGAGGCAATAGAAAATTGTGAACCTTCGGCACACGCTTGTATATTTCAATGCGAACCTAACTCGCCCGAAGAGCAAGCTGTTTGGGATAACTGTGAGTTTGGAAGTAATGTAAGTGAGTATGTACACGATGTTATATACCGAGCTGAAAAAAAGCTAAATGTTTTAGAGGATATTTTAACTGCTTTAGAAGATGTAGATTTTTGTGATGAAAGCGGTTGTGCGGAAGTCATAATTAATAAAAAAGCAAGTCATTACGAAGGCTTTAAACTTACTATTAAAGAATGAGAGCTTACGACTTACCTAACTATGATTCTTATATTAACCGACACAACCCATACGATGATGAGATTGATGAAGAACTTGAAGAACACTTGGAAGCAATGCGTCAAATGGACGAAGAAGAAGACCAAAGGAACTACTGCGATGATAACC